GAATATTTTTACTCATATTTGAGTAAAATTTACTATATTTATACTTAGAGACTAAAACAATTAAACGCCGGCTAACCCCGGCAGGAGTTCAAAAATGGAAAGAATCAGCATTGATTACCGCAACGGAAGCCGCTTAGGTCAAGTTCATAACTGCACGACCAGCGGAATGTTCAACGCATTTTCGGGCATTGAAAGCAAAACATTCAAAACCTTGAAAGGTGCGCAACACTGGATTGAATGCAAAGGCTTCGTAGAAGTTGCTAGGGAGGCTTGCTAATATGAGAACGGCTAAGGAACTTATTGCATTGCTTGCCGATTACAAGGCGCACGTTAAAGGCTACGAAAATATCCTTACAAATGCCCCCTATATAATAGAGGTTGGAGCCTACACAATAGGTATAGATTATGAATATAAAACTATGCTTGAAATTGTAGATTTTCCCGTTGAATTTACAGAATCCTCAAAAGAAAAAATTGTGGCTAACTGTAAATTTTACTCCGAAGTTAATGGTATTAAAAAACCGGTAGAAATAAAGGTTTGGGATAAAATAGAGTGGTACAAAGGCAAAATTGCTACGCTTGAATTTATGGTAGAACACTATTCTAAGATTACGGGGGTGGCATTATGAAAACCTCCCCCTCTGGCTTTGTAAATCCCGCTGATTTTGCAGATGCGTATAAAACCTTATGCGCTTTGGCACCAAAAAACAGCACGGACAAAAATCTATATTATAGCAAATACTTAGCCGCCGTGTTTGGCAGCAATAAGGAGAAATATGGCACAATATAACATAGGCAAAGAATCTTGCTGCGCATATTGCGGCAAACCGCAACGGCTTTGGCCTGAAGATAAATTGCACGTATGCCCTGAATCTCCATTAGGAAGATCGCAAACAAAAAATATCCGTATGCGAGTTGAATTGAATAAACATTTGGGGAATGTATGAGTAATTACAAAAATAACAAAGTTGTGTTTAGGCTGCAAACATCGCTTAAATATACCATCTACGAGCGGCTTTTAAAACACGGATATGAAAGCCGTGAGGCCATAAATGATTTTATGGTTGCCGCTGCGCTAGATAGGCTAGATAGGCTAGATGCGTTAAAAAATGCCGCTCAAACGGAAGTCAAGGGGGTAAAATGAAAAGTCAAGGAAAATTAGGCTATTGCATAACCGTTTTTGGGGAAGTAGATGGCAGGGAATATAAGCACTCAACGGAATTTCAGGGCTACGATTTTGAACCGCAGCAATGCCCCCAAACCGGCAATAGGTGGTTAAGTTTTGAATATCCGATAAATGATTTTGTAAACAAAATTCAAAAAATAAAAATTGAAATAAATCTTCCGGAGAAATAGATATGCTTTGCAAAGCGAGGAAAAAATGACATTTGAAGAATATATAGAAGGTATGAGAAACGATATTAGCCGAGTAATGGCTGCGCTATCAAATGCGTTGCACCTATCGCAGAACTATTGAACATAGAGCCTTACAACGACAACTACGAAATTCTAAGTGCAGGATTTAACGAGACTTACGGCAATGATTAACGCTTTTCTTTTAGGGTTGCGTTAATTTCTGCAAGCTGGCTTTCCGTATTTTTTACGGAAGTTTTCACATCATTAAAATCTTCATGGGAAATTTGATTTTTTGCAATATTTTTAACATCCTTTCCGATGGAATCTACTTTCATTTTTAATTCCGTTTTCAATTCCATTTCCTCAACTTTGTATTCATTGAATTCGCTTGCCAAATCTACAACTTCTGTAATTTTTTCCTCCAATTTAGCAACTTCGCCATCTCTTTTTTTTGTGCGCACCTTGGTTTCTTTATCAACATCGTTCTTTACATTTTTAATCCAGTGCCTAATAACAAATACTAATATGCCAAAGCAGGCCGGTATAACAAAAGCCAACATCTGCCAAAAATTACTTATCTTCTCAAAATATTCCATGAAAAAGAAACTAGAAAATAATTGAACCTACTAAACAGACTTTTTGCTAAAATCAATTTGGCTTAAATAGCTTTGAACTCTTTGCCGTTGCAATTCGTGATTATCATCGCCTCCAAACAAGCACTCTTTGAAATTTTTAATAAGCCGCTTTCCTGCGGTAATTCCGGTTGGGTAAATGTATGCTCCCAAAAATGCGAAGCCTTTATTTGCCCGTTGCAGCTTTATCTTTTTTGGATGCAATGTTAGCTTCAAATTTTCCTGCATAAATTCCCTAATCCGATTTATGCAATTCAATAAAATTTCTTTATCATTATTAATTAAAACCATATCATCAACATAGCGGCCATAGCAATTTATTTTCAATTCTCTTTTGATAAAATGATCCAATGGATTCAAATACACATTCGCAAAAATTTGGCTAGTTAAATTGCCTATGGGCAAGCCGCAGTTTGGCTTAGATGTTATTAGCGATTTATCCAGTGGCAAACCAACCCACGAGCTTTTAGGGCTTTTGAATAATGCGTTTTTCAATGGGTTATTAAATACGGTTTTTTCTATAAGATAATTTGTTAATTCGTTGGGCTTGGCCGATAAATACTTTATAAGCAAATCATGCAATATATGGCGATTAATAGCCATGAAAAACCCCTGTATGTCAAGTTTCAAAACCCAAGCATCTTTGCCACATTTCCGGGCAAAATTATAAACTCGATTTATTCCAAACAAAGTGCCACGGCCAACCCTGCAACCGTAAGAATCATAAATAAATTTTTTGTCTAATATCGAGTAAATCCTATTATATAAAAAATGGTGAATAACCCTATCCCGAAAATCGGCGGCAATAATTTCTCGCTTCACAGGCTTTTCGTTTATGAAGCAAATGCCGGGCAACAAATCGTAAGTTCTGTTTTCCAATTCATTGCAAAGCAATAATAATTCCACTTCTAAATTTCTTTCAAATTTAAGCTGGTTAATCGTGTTTCTTTTATTTCGCCTTGCATCTAAATACGCTTGATGAAGCTCTTTAAATAAGTGGGAAGCCCTCGCAGGCTTCCCATAACAGTCCTGGACACAGCGAACCGAATGCAAGTTAGACTTATTGTTGTTGTTCCTGTTAACATTAGCATTGCCAGAATTCATGTTGCGATTCCAAGCGTTGTTAGTATCGTTCTCCGTAGCACTCCACCAGAAGCCGTTGTCTCCAACATTGTCGAAGCTACTGCCATCGCTGTAGCCTCCGGGCAACGCCGAAAAATTTGCGGAATCTTTTTCTGTAAATTTACAGGAGATGTTTTTAAATCCCATAAACTATTCTTAATGCTCTCCGTTGCCGGTTGTGAGCGTTCCGCTGGACTGATTTAAGGTCGCTTTTGCAATCCGTTTTCCGGTATTGCAAAATTCTGCCCGTAATAAATTCAACAAGGTTTCTATTTGGTTATTTAGAAAACCCCATTGCTCAATTCCCATTTGCTGCAAATCTTTTAGAATCCTAATATCAATTCGCAATCTATGTGCCTTTTCTGCGCATTCTGACACATCTGGGCACCTTTTAATATTGTTTGCGGCTAAATGCAAATCTTCCGTAATATCCGTTGCATAGGCCCTTATTCGTGCGCCTAACTCATAGCGGTATTCCCTGGGCATTTTAACGGTTGCCCTATTGATATGCAAGCACAAATCATAAGATGTTTTATAGGCCGCTAAAATGCTATTGTTGGCATTTTTCGCAAATTGAAAATTTGGTTCGCAGGGCTTTGGTTTTGTTTTTACAATAGTAGCCCACCATTCCTCATAGCCGCTTGCTTGGGGAATGTTTGATATAATTATATGGTCGCTGGATTTGCGTTCAACCTTAAATCCTTTGTCATCGGCCATTTTAAGAATACCGGATAAAGCATTAGAAGGAAATCCAAGCCACGCCACATCTTGAGAAACTTTTTGAATAAATCTTTTATGAACTTGATATTTTTTGATATGGCTTGAAAACAAAAATGCGCTCTTATTCCACGCTTGCCAAAATAAGCGATCACGAACCAAGTTTATCCGAGTTTCGCCGCTATCTTCAATTATCAAAATATTTTCTGTTTTCATAAAAAACCTTTAGTTTGTTTCGCCGTTTGCTTCGCTAACGGCGGCCTTTGGCTTAGTCCTGGACACAGCGAACCGAATGCAAGTAAGACTTAACGTTGTTGTACCTGCCAACACTAGCATAGCCAGAATCCATGTAGCGATTCCAAGCGTAGTTAGTATCGTACTCCGTAGCACTCCACCAGAAGCCGTAGTCTCCAACATTGTCGAAGCTACTGCCATCGCTGTAGCCTCCGGGCAACGCCGAAAAACCAAAATCGTCTGTGCCATTGCCGTTGTTATTCCAACCGCTTGTAGCTTTGAGTTTTGTAGCTGCGCCGCTAAGATAGTTTGGTGATCCCGTGCCTCCAACAGCTTGACAAAGAGCATTCCATTCTTCATCGCTTGGCAAATGCCAACCAGCCGGAGCAATTATCCTGGCATCAGCCCAAGTATATAAACGCCCATACTTATTGCCCATAGCAACATCATTATTATACCAAACGCCTTTGCCCTCATAATTAAGATTTGCAGCCATCCACCTTTTACCACCAATTAAAACGGTTTTATATTTTTTGCCGTCTCGTGAATCTACCAAAGTGTTTGGATCGGGTATTATGCTTTCGACATAACTAATCCACCTATGAAGCGATTTAGGAGTAACCGCTTTGGTGTCATTCGTTCCGTCTAAAACTTCCGCTTCTGTGGCAAGTTGCACAATGCCTTTGAGCGTTGTAGTTGCATCGTTGGGTTTTATATCCGAAATTAATTTAAGGCCCGGCGCAGCTCCTTTTGTTGTAGGAGCAACTAATACATAGGCATCCGCAGTAGTAGCAGCGGCAGGAGAGGCAATAAAGTCTGAAATCGCTTTAAGGCCCGGCGTAGCTCCTTTTGTATTTGGAGCTACTAATAATTGCGTATTAGCGGTTTGTGCCGCTGGCGAAGCCATTAAATCAGATATTGCCTTTGCGCCTGGTTGCTCTCCGGCTACATTAGGAGCGGTTAGCAAATTAGTTGTGCCGGTTGCCGTAATTTTATCTTGTTTGCCAGAAATATCTGTTGAAAAAGTGAAATCATGCTTCCAAGTTATAACACCGCTGCTGGATATATCAGTAATAACATATCGAGTTGCGGCATTGCTCTGCGTTTCATCTTTTTGCACTGTGATAAAATCATTAACGGTAACTCTTTTTGAAAATTGGGATGTGTTAGTAGGCAAGGCCGCTTTTGTTGCAACCGAACCCAAGGCATCGCCAAGATTTTCTACTTCATTTATCCTAGCGTTTAGCCTATCTTCCAATTCCTTCAAGTTCTTTGAGGCATCTACTCTATCTTCCAATTCCTGCAAATCTTTAAGCCGTGCGGCATCCTTTTCATCTAGTGGGGCCTCAAACTGCGCCCTGCCGCCTTCATCTCTTTGTACAAGGGAGTTAGGCAACGCTTCAACACTAGAGCCGTGAACGCTCTGCGTTTGCTCTATGTGTTTTATAAATTGGTCTTTTGATACCATTGCAACGCTAGTATCTATTTTCAATTCAAAAATTGTTGTATCTAACACCTGCAACGCAAAACGCATAATATACGCAGCGGAGCCACCCTCTGCGAGCGTTGGCTTGTATGCTTGCGGCCATGATGAAACTGCTATTACTCGGCGTTTTTCATCTTTTACGCAAAGCTCTCTAATCCAAAATCCTCCAGCACCTTCCAATAGATAACCTTCCGTAACTATTTGAAATGGATCGGTTTTTGAAACAAGCACAGAGCTAACTGGAACCTCTGCTACTTCGTTCCGCAAAGTTTCTTGACCGAATACTGGCGTATATTCAGAGCCAAATCCGTCACCGATTCCGATGTATGCGAGGTTAATTGTTTCGCCGCCTTGATATGCAGCCAACGCTAATTCTTTACCTATTGGCGTAAACACTGTCAAATATTTTTGAGCCATGTGCTATTCTCCTACTTTAAAAGTTCCTGTTACTGATTTTGCGCCGGATATGTAAACCGTATAGGTATATTCTCCCGGTTCTTCCGCAACATATACAAAGCTGTTGCCATTAAAAGGTATTTTAGCCCCATTAATAACAGCCCAGTTGCCAACGCTGTTATTAATGGCATCTTGCAACAATTCGCTATTTATTTTTACGGTTACCCTATATTCAATTTTTGGGAAAACCTCTACAAACGCTGCACCCAACGAAGCAACGCCGATAGAATATACGTGCGTGGCCGCTAGTATGGCTCGCACCCCCTTCATGTGCGACCGCACATTTTTTGTTGCATTTACCAGCTTGTTTAAGTTTGCGAAAAATTCCGGCGTTAAATCCCTTGTGTCCGATCCTGCATCCACACGAAATTCAAAAGGTTCTAATTCTCCAGTTTCATCTTCCCACCATTCTATAATTTCGCAAGTTATATTCAGCAGCTTTGCCGCTCTTTCAGTTGCAAATCTAGTACCTTTGTGTTTGTGTATCTGCAATGCGTTTTTCACCAACGCTCGCTTTTCCTCTATTGTTTCCAAAAGATTATAGCCTGTTTCATAGTTTAATCCCCAACCCCAAGCAATATCATCTAGCGTTTGTTCGTCTAATTCATCTATGCGAGAATAAATCAATAGTTTGCGTTCATCACCATTAAATGCCGAAAATATATAATCCATGCACTTTGAAATAGCCTTTATTTTAGCATCGTTCTTTATGCTTTCAGGTAGCAAATCATTAAATAAAAATTCTTCCATAGGCTATTCGCTTTCAACGCCTCCAAAAATAATTCTATTTGGGTTGTCTATAAAATTTGCAATGCTGCTTGGATCAAGAATGGTAAAATACAATCCATTTAAAACTATGCGCTTTGCTCCTGCCGCTCGGCAAAGCTGAACCAATTTGTCCGGTACAATATCCCTTCCGGTTTTCGCCGTCTGCCATTCCTCATATTCTTTAATTGCTGCATCTATACGCTCGCTAACCTCATTAAAAAATACAGCTTGTTCGGATGTAATGAACCAAGTAACCGTATAATCTATAGGCTCATGGTTTATAGGATAAACTGTAACAAAATCTGTTAGTGGCCTTCGCTCTTTTTCGTTTAGTGCATTTTTAACCGCTTCCAATTCCGGGCCACCTAATTCGGGTATGTGGCCGCCTTTTAGCATTACAAAAATATTTACATAACCAGGCAAAGGCGAAATAACAGATGCGCCGCCAACATTTCCATGCGCAGATAATGCCCAGAAAATATATGCTAGTTCCGGCCCAGCCGTTGAGAAACTATGCGGAGCCAACATTACACGAGCCAGCAAATCTTCATCACTTTCAATATCAGAGCCACCTTCTGTTTGCTTGGTATTTTCAACGGCGGTAATAAACGCAACTCTATCTACTATTCTGTTTATTTGCCCCTCTATTAATCCGTTGCCCACAATGCCGTAAGATAGGCAGGTTGCCGCAATTTCGCCCTGCGTTTCTCCAGCGGCGATTACAAGCAATTTGTCCGTTGCAAAAAATATTCTGCCGTCTGCGGTTGCTCGCACTCCAATAGGAATAACCGTAGGCACGGCACGAGGTGCATCCATAGAAAATTTAAGCATAGTTTTGGCCGGAAATTCCTCAAGCCGGTAAACTTGCAAAAATTCGGCCAAAGCATCAAGAAAAGGGCCTTTGGCATAGCGTAGCAAATTCATTTTATTTGTGTAATTTGAAATAGCGTTATGTTGTGCTGAAAAATTAATGAAAACATTTAAGAGTATTCGCACTGGATCACCAGGAAATAAAGTTGTGTTCATTTCATTTTCATATATGCCAACAGCCCTTTTTTCTACGGCTGCCGTATCTACTTCATTGTACAAAACTTTGGGCAAGCTTTCAAAGTTCATAGTAATACTCCTTCTTTGATTTTATACCTTACAATAGGCACAATTTGCCCATCAGTTGCGTTACTTGAATCAAATGTAACGCTTGTAATTTCAACTCTTGGCTCATATTTTTGCACAGTTACAGTTATATCCTGCGCTAGTCTTGCGTGCAATACATTAACTGGCATATCTACCATATTAGAATCTATCCCAAACGCTCTATCAAGAAAAACGCTGCCTCGCCAAGTCGTTATAATAGTTTTAACATTTTGAGCAATAGCCCTAAGTCCGGTTGCGCCTATTTCAACCTCTGTTAGCGGTGCGCCTATTACTTCAAATTCGCTCACGATAACATCATCACATAACGTGAAGCTCCATAGCATTTTACATATAAATAAAATTTAGCGTTGAACGGATTTTTGATAAACTTGTGTATTGACACCGTTTGCACTGCGGCAGAGCCATTAACGATGTTGTGTTCTTCCATTATTTTTGGAATACTCTGATAAGCATCGCCCTCGAATGAAGGCGCAAAGTTTGCGGTATTTGCGCCATCGGCTTGCCAAGCTATGCCAACAGCCGCCCTGTTTCCTGCTGTGCTGCTGGTTCTTGCAATAATAGAAAGCTCAACAGTTGCTAACGCTGGCACTTCCAACGTTCCGTAGGCATCGGAATTTGGGAGTTTTGAGCTTTGGTCTAATGAACTCCAAGAAGTTAAAACATCATGGTATTTCGATTTTGGGTAGCCTATGAGAACTGCATCTACATAGCTTTTTGGGGTGGCATCTGTATTAGCAACTGGCGTGGCAAGGTTGCTAATCCTTTGGCTTCCCATATTTAATATGCCAGTCATTGTGCCGCCAGATTTGTTCAACTTATTATTATACAACTCGTTTATTGCGCCTATAACTGTTTTGGCTGTTGTTTGCAATGCAGATAACGCTGCGCCAAACCATGCAAACACGCCACCCGATTTTACAAGCTCTGCGCTGTTTTCGGTTGGCAAATTGTCTGGGTTTGCGAGCTTGTTTATTAATTCTTCTGTTGCGCCGCTATTTAACACCGCTGTTTGCTCTGCTGTAAGTCCGCTATTGTTTATCGGAAAATCTGGGCTCCACAAATTGCCGGTAAATCTAGCTCTCCATTCTCTACCATCATATTCTTCAAAAAATGTAGCATAGTCATTTTGTGTTGGCGAATATGGAACTCCCTCAAAAAACCAAGGCCCGGATCGCAATGCTTCAAGGCTTTCCCATATTTCTACGCCTAAAGCATCGGGAGTTACAAAGTTAGCTGCCATGTTTTGAATCGAACTATTTACAAAATCTTTATCGGCAAGTTGGTTTTCACTGCTTGCCTGGATTGGGATTTTTTCGTTTATAGTTTCCAACTCTTGTATAGCAAAATCTAAATCAAGGGCAACATCGCTTACAATGCCAGAAATAGAATGTAGGCTATTGTCTAAATTTGCAAATGATTTTTTTACCCATTCATCGCTGTAAGGCTCTTGCTGTGCGCTATTTGCCTTCTTAACTGCATTTCGCAATTCTTGGGTGCTTTCTATTTTTGCATTAGTTGGAGTTCCGCTCATTTCTAAAAGTTCTTCATCATCGGTTACTCCTATAGTTTCAACGCCGCTAGAACCACCGCCACCACCGCTCGGCTCAACCCATTCAGTATCGAAATTTTCATTGCTTTTTTTAGCTAAAACTTGCCCCGCCGTGCCGCCGGTAGGAATGCCAACGCCGTTTGCGCCGTCTATACCGTCTCTGCCTGGTGCGCCGTCCTGCCCATCCGTTCCGTTTATTCCGTTGGTTCCATTAGTGCCCGGAGTTCCAGGTGCGCCATCTACGCCATCTCTGCCGTTGGCTCCCGGCGCGCCGTCTATTCCGTTGGTGCCGTCTTTGCCGTCTGCGCCTGGCGGCCCCGGTATTGCAACTATTTCACCTTTAGGAACCTTCAATCGGCCATCCGTGCCAGTAATCAAAACATTGTTCGCGTCTAAGCTAATCAAATGATTAGGCTCTATGTTCATTTCCACATCTACATTTGCCATTGTGCTATTCTCCTACCGTGAAAGTTCCTGTTACCGATTTTGCGCCATTTAAGTAAATGGTGTAAAAATAATTATCTGCTATCGCCATAAATTCTAACGCATTGCCGTCAAAGGGATATTTAAACCCATTTATCATAGCATAATTACCTGCGCTATTATCTATTGCCTCTTGTAATAAATCGCTTTTAATTGATATTGTAACAAGGTATTTAAATTCAACGTTACCATCTACTATAAAAATACTTTTGTTGCGAGCCATAGACCTTACATTCGCAAATGCAACGCCTGTGCCATGTATTATTTTTGTGCCGCTGAAAGTGCCTGTTAAATATGCAACGCCAGTTTCACCGGCTTTCAAATCCTCTGCCAAAACTCCAAACAAGTTATCATCTTTTGAATTTATCAAACTAAATTCGCTATTCAAAATGCTGCCTTTTTTCAAATCTTCTGTTGCGGTAATAGCTTCGGTTGTTCGTGGAAAATCGCCGCCAAGAATATTTAAATCCTCAATTTTTCCTATGGTAATAACTGCTATCATTTTACTACCATCCTTGTTACCGGATCAATTTTCGGCGTTAAAGTTCTTGGTTGCGTTGGCTTATTTTCCGCAGTTCCTGCAAGCTTTTCAGGGCCTCCAATGCCTGTATCTTCACGGCGCAATTCATCTTCCCTAAGTTTCATTTCTGCTTGTGTTGGAGTAGTTTCTACAAATTCTTTCAATGCTAAAGTAATGCCCATAACCGCAGGACGGCCATCTACCCAATATTTTTCTTCGCCTTCCACATCTCTAATTGTAAATTTGCCAACGGTTTTGCCGTGCAAAAAAACTCTCTGTGGGATTCCGCTTTCACAAATTGATTTAAGATTTTCAAATTCTGTTAAAGGCTCAACACCTAAACCGCTATATAATACTATATCAAAGTTAAAGCTATCTAATTCAACTCCAACAAATTCCGATACCGGTTTACCTCCTATAACTTCATGTTCAGCGAATTTTGCGGTTGTTTTGCGAGTTAGATTTTCAAATGTGCGCACGGAAATTCCGCTACTCATAAAAACAACATTACCAATCATGCCAACAAACGGCGTAAGGTTAAGGATTTTGGCAAGCCCAATATCCTTTATGTTATTAACCAAACCGCTTGTAATGCTACCAATCATGCTATTTTCCCATCAGTTAAAGAGCCTATTGCATTAATTACCGGGCCAGCGTAAGGAGCTAATCCAGAACTACCGCCATTTACAGTTATGTTGCCACTACTTACAACTGCATTGCTTGTAATTTCTTCAACTATTGCTTTTGCATTTGCATCACAAATAGCCTTCAAATATGTATCATCTTCTGGCTTAAATGTTTCTTTAAGGTTGGCCAACATTTTACTACTTAAACTGCTTGCACTCATTGCC